TCTGACATGGCAAAATCCTGAGCAACTTTTTGTTGCTCAGGTACTTAAAAAAAATATTTTATAATAGTGTTGCGGAATTAAGGTTTAAAAGTTTCTTTAAGCGAACTGCATCAGTAAATGACAAACTAATACACTTACGATTAACTCCATCATTTTCCGTTATATCAAGCTGACCATTATTCATATTTAGGTCAAAAACCAGTTCTCTGTCTTTTCTCTTTGACTTTATTGATTTTGTATAGATTTCGGCATCATTATTATTCATTGTCCAAAAATTTTTTTATCAGTAATTAATTCTTTGTTAGCTTCCAGAAACTCAATAAAACGCTCTACATGGGCTGTGAGCAACTTTACGCTCTGCTTATGATTGTAGGTATAGTATTCCGGATAACGTGTCCCAGAAATGAGCGGAGTGCGGCTGGTACCGCCTTTCAATGCAAAGGCCGTATACTCAAATGCGCTTACGCTCTCCATCTCTCCTGAAGCTATCAGGCAGTAAGGATACACATGCCGCTGCCAGCCGTGCTCATACTTTCCGAAGCTGTACGAGCTTGTCGTCTTAATGTCATATACCACATCACGTTTCAATTCATCAATGAATCCGTAAAGCTCCACATCACCGTACCGGGTGGGCAGGATTGCAGAGACATACAGCTGGCTTACCGCCCCATCGAAATACTTGGCCTGCTCAATAACCCAAGTGCGGTCAAAGAGAAAGTTCCGCATAGGTGCCAGCTCCGTAGCCGGGAAAGTCACCTGAACGGTATTCGTTTCCCTATCTCCGATAATGGAATACGGAGCACGCTCACTGGGAACGTGAGGCTCATTATGAATCGCCATATCCACAAGCGCATTGAAGGCCGTACCCTTGTCGGCTGCTTCGCTGGCAAATGGTACACGGTTGATCGCGTCAATCAGGAACTGTTTCAGTTCCGCTTCAACTTCTTCCGGAGAGCGTTTGTACTCTCCGGTTTCATTGTCTATGTTGAAGAAGCTCTCCACCTCTTCATCCGCCCTCAGATAAGCTTCAAACTTATCCAAAAGTGACGGATACATTCTGTAATTAGGCTGCTGCATATTCCTTCTTGATTTTGTCAAACTTCAAACCCAGTTCCTTGCATCGTTTGTTAAGAAGCTGTCCAGCCTGCAGCTTGCTGTCAAAAATGTGCTGCATACCTGCAAGTGATTTTGCCACGCTGTTGGCCGACTCCACGTCATTCACAAGTTCCACCTGCGCCTTGATTACTTCCATCAGGTCTTCATATTCGGAAGAAAGCTCTGTCTGTTTCTCCTGATATTTCGAATAGGTATTGATGATATTCGTCATGAAATTGTTCTCTCCGGTCACATCACCCTTGTCATTGATAATGATTGGAATCTCCATGCGTTCAGGAAGATTGCAGGTGTTCTTTCCGTAAAACTTCTCGCAAGGATTGAAGGAAATGGTACGCTTTTTTCCGATAGCTTCCATGTAACCGACCAAATCCAGCTCCTTAATCAGGTCACCAGCAGATGAACCACCGATTTCCGGACGTATCTGCTTTTCCTCACCGTTCTTTTCCTCACGTTCATGCGCAACGAATATCACCGATTTGCCCATAAGGGATACCTGATTTACAAAGTTGATGAACATGTTCTTTCGTACTCCGTAGCCCTGCAGGGAAAGAGTGCCATCCGCCTTGCGCATCTTCGGATTGTTCTGCATGATATACTTGTCCATGAAGGAAAGCATCTTTCCGGCGGTATCAATTACGAACGTAGCATAGTCGGCAATCTCAGGCGACTGCATCACTTCATCCACTTCTTCCCATTTCGTTATCTGTACCGTATCCACACGGTGGGCAGCATTCACACGGTGTACGCCACCGTCAAAGTCCAGAAGAAGCGGATGCGGTGCCGACAAGGCCAGCGTGGTCTTTCCCATACCTGGCTGCCCGTAAATAAGTGCTGACAAGGTTTTCTTTACCTGCAATTCATTTGGTTTCTTAATAAGTCCCATAATCAAAAAATTTAAGTGGTTAATAAACTGATATATCTTTTGTCCTGAAAGGCGGCCAGACCTCTCCGGACGTGCTTTCATCCCATTGCAGCTCTGAGCTGACTTGAAGGGCCATACTTCAAATCGTCCAACTGCTTTATGGAAAATATTTTCGGGGAATTCTGATACACTCCCTTCCGTATCCATTTTGCAGCACCAATGGCTATCTGATGGTCCAACCATCCTTCACCGTACCTGAGGCACGCTTTGGAATAGGTTATCTCGTCAGAAGTCGGGTTGCTGCGTCTGATGTATTCCTCCACCGCTTCCTTTGCGGTCTCACGGATAATCGTCTTCAACTGCCATGCGTCAATCTCCATCTGCTCTCCTCCTTACTACTCTGGTTACTCTTGCTCTTGTCTGCATCCGGCATCTTCTCATGTCCACATGGTAGTCCGTTACCGCCATGAGGATAAAAAGGAATGAGAAGAACATTTCCAGCCCATGTTTACGAATCTCCTTCAGGTCGAAGTTGATTTTCAGCTTTTCGCAGAACATATACAGAACCAGCTCCGTATCCTTGCTGATACCCAGCTTCCGGTATATGTCGCGCTTCTGTGCCTTGATTGTCCATGTAGAGCGGCCAAGACTGTCGGCCACCTCCTTATCCGCAAGCCCCTTGCAATACTGCTCTGCAACCAGATGCTCACGTTCAGATAAATCATTCATGACACACGTTTTACCTTGAATTCTCCATGCTTCCGGTCTATCTCTCCTACCCGCTTCCAGTCTGCCCCTTCCACGCACATTTCCAACCGAAGTCTGGAAATGGTTGTATTCACTGACGAAATAGAAGAAATGGGGAATATCACAGTCTCACCGACCTTCATTCCTCGCAAGGTCGATGCCCAGTTTTCTGTTACTTTTACCATATCGCTTACTTTTTAATGTTTGTGGAGCAATCGGGATTCGACCCCGAACATCTATGACTTCAATTAGTCATAGCAACGCCCGCCATGTTTCCTTGCTCCTTAAAAGAAATGCCGAACTTCACAGCCCGGCATCTACCTATTTTCTATAACCCATAAAAACTAATCGACTAAGACAACTAATGATTTGACCATGTTCTTGAAGTTGTCAAACTTCGATTCAATCTTTTTCTTTTCTTCCGAATAATACAGCATTGATTTTCTGTATTCTTCGGATTCGCGTTGCAGATTCTGTGTGTATGCCACGAGTTCATCATGCGTCATACCCTGTAATTCCTCATTTGTTTTCATGTCTATTCTTTTTAATGTTATTGATTTCCGTATCTATCTCCTTATCAAACAGCTCCCGTCTGTCCAGTTCCCTTGAGCGTGCCGCCAGAATGGCGTTGATGTCTGCAAATTCATCACAGATGCTCTTTATTACCTTTTGAAGCTCTTCCATCCTTGTCCATTTTATAAGCGGCCCAGAAGCTAGTTATTACAAACCCTGAAAATCCAATCCAATAGACCGGATTCAAATCCTGATTGAAGTGCATCACCAATACGGACAATGCACATAAAGCAAGTAGTATTTTCATGTGATTATTATTTGATTCGTGCCCCGATAAGCTCTCTCTGCTCTTTCCACCGGAGTTATCAGCTACTATTCTTCACTGCATGACCGTTCGGGACATTTGCCATTATTTAGCCAGGCTGCTTGCATCGACCTTGTGGCTGCTTGCTTCGACCCTTGAATCCTCGCGTCCTCTATGCTGGTAATGAGGGTATGCGCCAGTATCGCTTTCTGGAACGGACTGCTTAGGGCAGTCAATCCTTCATGTTCCCTACCTCCGCATCAAAGGGTAGGCTCTATGGCCGGATAGGGATTGCGTTATCCTGATTAATCTCCGCAATATTTCGAACCAAGGTAACCTCTGTGGTTGTCCGGATAAACGGCCGCTTCCGTTACACCAGACCAGTCGTAGCTGACCGCCTTGCAGGCTGACTTCAATCCTGACAAAGGCTGGCTTTTTGAATCCATAGCTTTCTTCATTGACACCTGGAGCTTTGCCATTTTCCATGTTGATTTCAGAACTTCACCGAAAGTCTTTCCTTTCTTCTTAGCAACATATTTATATGTTCTCCAAGCATCCTTCATTATCTGTTTCAAATCATACATTCTCATGGCGTTACCTCTTTTTAGTTATCACTTTTATTTGGCGGTTTCCCGTTTTTTCGTTTCCTTTGTTTATTGTTTGATGTTACAAACATTGCTTGTATTTACAAACAATAAACAAACATTTTCATTACAATGTTTGTATTTGCAAACACTAACTGTTATGGCACGAATTTTGGAACATTACGAAGATTTACCTTTGCCGAATAAAAAAGTTTATGACCTGGTACAAGAACACACCGGCGGAAGCGTAAAGGCTTTTGCTGAAATGATTGGCGTTTCTCAACAGGTTCTTGATAGAATTTTCAAGATAGATACGAGAAGCGGAAAATTTCCATCCGTTTCTGACAAAATAAAAGAAGGTATTCAATGCAGGTTTGGCTATGATGAATCATGGTATTTCTCAAAAAACGTGGAAATGGATATTCAAAATAATTCAAACGATATACCATCTGCTTATAAGACCTATCTCCTACCCATGTCAGCAATGGGTGGTTCTCTCACAGGCTTCACATCATCAGCCATGCTTAAAGACTGTGAGGCTATCATATCGCCTATCGAAAACGTAGATTTCGCTATCAGTATATATGGAGACAGTATGGCTCCAGAATATCCGTCAGGCTCACGTGTGCTTATAAAGAAAATAAACCCCAACATCTTTATAGACTGGGGTAAAACATACGTTCTTGACACTCCAAACGGCGTCATAATAAAAGAAGTACACGAATGTAAGGACAAGCCTGGATATATAAGATGTCACTCAATCAATCCAGATCCGAAATTCTCAGACTTCGATGTTTCCTTGAGTGAGGTGTATGGTATATATAGAGTATTAATGTGTTTATCTGCTAAATAATATAAACTATGGACTTTAAAGACGCAATCAAACAGCTTGCCGACAGAGTTGAAAAGCTGAAAGAAAACATTCAGACAGAAGAAGCTACTAAAAACGCATTTATTATGCCTTTTATAAATGCACTAGGATACGATGTATTTAACCCTCTTGAAGTCATTCCTGAAATGACTTGTGACATCGGTACGAAAAAAGGAGAAAAGATTGACTATGCCATCATGAAAGATGAGCAGCCAATCCTTTTAATTGAGTGCAAGCATTGGAAACAAGACCTTAACATACACGACAATCAGCTACTTCGATACTTTAATGTATCTAAAGCTAAATTTGGACTACTAACAAACGGAATCATCTACCGCTTCTATACAGACCTCAAGGAACCTAATATCATGGATGATAAACCATTCCTGGAAGTTGATATTACAGATCTCCGCGATAACCAAATCGAAGAACTCAAGAAATTCCATAAATCATATTTTGACGTTGAAAATATACTCAGTTCTGCAAGTGAATTAAAGTATATGGGAGAGCTCAAAACTATCATACAAAACGAGTTTTCAAACCCAAGTGCAGATTTCGTGAAAATGTTTGCAACCAAAGTATATGACGGACGCATGCTACAGAATGTTGTAGACCAATTTACCCCATTAGTCAAACGTACTATTTCATCACACATCAACGACATTATTAACGAACGTTTAAAAGGCGCTTTAACCGTTAGTGATGCAAAACCTGTAGTACAGCCAAAAGAGGAAACTCCAACAGAAGTACAAGTCGAAGCACAACCCGAATCAAAAATTGTAACGACGGAAGAAGAACTTGATGCATACCGTATCATACAGGCTATTTGCCGTCAGAAAGTAGATGTATCAAGAATTGCATATCGTGATGCACAAACCTACTTTAGTGTGTTGCTTGATGACAACAACCGCAAACCTATTTGTCGTATGTACTTTAATTCGGCAACAAAATATGTAGCAACCATTGACGAAAACAAGAAAGATGTAAAACATGCTATTGAAAACCTTGATGACTTATTCCAATATACTGAAGATTATTTCAAGGCTATTGATATGTATGAAAATAAAGAATGATATATTTATCTCCCTACTGCAGAATCAGTAGGGAGTTTTCCCATCAAATAAGATATGAATAAATCACACAATCACAATATAGTTTCATGGATAGCATTGGTTCTATCAATCATTGCCTGCATTATTACATGGGTTAGAGTAGACGTTTATTTTACGAATGATACATTCGTTGGTATCATGGCAGGATTCATGGGGGCTTGTGCTACAATTGTTGTCGGTGCACAAATCTACAATAGTATCGAAACATCTAGAAAGATAAAAGAATTAGAATCTCTACAAACCCAAATAAATAGTGACATTAAATACCTAAAGGAAGAACGTGAAAAATCATTACATATGACCAAATATGGGTTAAATCATTCTCTTGGTATTTCTACCTGTATATCTGGAAACAAATTCTATGCATATGATGCATTTTTTACAGCACTAGAAGAAGCACTTATATTAGATAATACAACATATATCAACGGGGTTCTAAATAACATCGAGGTATTATGCAATAAAATAAAAAGTAAATCAGAAAAGGTAGTGGCAAAAGTTTTTATTATTGAAAAATATAACCCAAAGAATCTTTCGAAATATAACTCCTATAAATTAATAGAAACCAGGTATGAGGAATATTACGAGACAATCAAAGAAGCATACGAAAAATGTATAAAGCAATCACAAACTGCATCATAAATTGGGACTCTCCCACCTACTGCCAGCTCTCCCCGACCTGCAAAGGCTGGGGATGCCGGTTCCTGACAACTCCCATTGAAGAGACTCCCGTAACAGTTCAGGAAAAAGCCGAGCTATTCTCTAAGGTCTATCGGGAGGCAAAGCAGAAAGGAGTACTGGAGTGCCCGCACTACCGTTCCATATTCATTGATGAAGTACTGGAAAATATAGGAATAAATTAAATCTAAATGTTAAAAATCAATGTTTTTGCTTATATAATTTACTGCTCTTATTGTTTAATGTTTATTGTTTAGTATCTTTGCAAAAGACATATATACAAACAATTATGGGAAGTGTAAAAAATATTGATGTAAGCAGAAATACTCGACCGATTCATACAGTACGGAGCAAAGGTGAAAGATTAGGATGGAAAAGTATGTCTGAAGAGAAACGACGCTCTCTAAAAGAAATAGTAGGAGAAGGAGAAAAAGTTAATCGCCATAATTATTGTTTCTTTACTTATACTACGAAATTGTTAATACCATAATCAATCATGCTAGAAAAAGTTCAAGCATACGATATTAAATTCATACAGAAAGCGTCACCGACCTCACGTGACGCTTTTAATTTTTGTAGAGTCTACCGTTTCTATACAGATCCTATACCAACTTGTCAAAGATTAAAATATATCATCCGAGCAGAAGCACATGATAAAGTTTTTGCAATTAAATTTTATGCCGCAAGGGATAAAAAATTAGATAATAAATACAACCGGATACTAGGTGTATACGATTATATAAGCGCATTACGAATCTTTTATACATGCGCTTCAATAATCCCAAAACTAATGGAGGATTTTCCTGAGTATTCATATATACCTCAAATCCGCAACTAAGCTCTTCAGCGTCCTTCTTGCGTCTAAACGTCCTCTCATCACTGAATTAGCAGATAAATTGAG